GTCGTCACAAAACAGCCATAACGTTTGTCAGCATTTTCGTCAAAAGGTTCTTCAGTAGAAAGACCCCTAAAATGGCCAAGTTGATCAGTGTTCTCGGTAAAATGCGTGATAGTGAAAGTGCAATCAAGTCCGCCACATGCACGATCACCCATGAAATGGTTCCAGCCATCATGGAATTCAACACCAACAATCGTCCTGTAAGCAAGGGTAAGGTTGCCCTTTACGCTTCAGAACTGCTCAGAGGTAAGTGGGCACTCAACGGTGAGCCTCTGATTTTTGGTATCGACGATGAAGGAAATGAGCAGTTGATTTCTGGTCAGCATCGTCTGTTGGCTCTTGAGAAAGCAAACGAACTCTACAACGAAGATTCTGAGAAATACCCTGATGCTGTTCTGGAGATGCATACAGTTGTAATCTACGGTGTTGCAGTTGACACAGCGGACACAGTGGATCAGATCAATCCTCGATCACATGGAGATGTTCTCTTCCGTGATGAATGGGTCAATTCCCAGATCCCAGAAGAATTCAAGAAGACAACTTCAAAGCGTGCAGCATGGTGTAAAGCTCTTGGTGGTGCTGCTCGTCTGGTTTGGCTTCGTGCAGGTGGTGCTACTGTTTCTTCGGCACCAAAATTTCTGACCAGTGAGATGCTGGAATTCATCAAGGAAGATCATCCATCGCTGTGTACTTTTGTTTCCGAAGTGCTCACTGCAGCAGACGGAAAAGAAAATACAGGTCTGCGAATGTCTCTCCCTTACGTTGCTGCTCTGAGTTACGTAGCGTCTCTGGATGCTGTCGATAACTATGAAGCAGAAGTGAACGAAGAAAAGCATGAGAAGATTTCTCTGTTCCTCTCACAGGTTGCTTCTGGTACAGGTTACGCTCCGGGTTCTCCAGCCCATGCAATTACTCAGTACTGGAACAAGCTGACTTCTGAGCCGGGCAGTAAAGATCGTGACCTTGAATGGGTAGCACCGTTCGTGAAATGTCTCACTGCTCTGGTCAACGGAACAGGCTGCAAACCTTCTGATCTGAAGTTGTCAAAGAAGGAAGCCGACAACTACCGAAACGTACCATCTCTGATTCCGGGATGGGACACTGTTATGTTCGAGTACGCTCGTGAACTCGAAACAAAGACAACAGAAGAACGTGAAGCTATTCGTATCCAGAAGGAAGAGGAACGAGCAGAGCGTAAACGACTGGCTGAAGAAAAGAAGCTTGAAAAAGCTGCTCAGAAGGAAGAAGAACGACTCCGCAAGGAAGAAGAGAAAGCCAAGAAAGCAGAAGAGAAAGCTGCTGAAAAGGAGGGAGAAGTTCCACCACCTAAGCCAGCAAGTGCTGTAGGTAAGTTTCTGAAGAAGAAACCTCCAGTGCCTGTTAAGTCCTAATTGTCAATCGGCTACGCATCTCGTATCCTGCAAGCGAGATGTGGGTAGGAGTGGTGACGCCTCCAGATAGCTCCGGAACCCGTAACCGGAAAATAATAGTGTGGTAGGCTAGGATGCCGTTCTGATCGTCGCCTGAAGATCAGAGCCACACTTTTTGTACTCGGACGGTGTAGTTTGAGTAGTAGCCTACTGTTCATGAAGTCACAGTAGGCTATTTTTACCCCTACAGAAAGCCCCCTACAATGCTTCTGCATAAGATTAGTACGTCCTGTGGTGGTTATGTTCGTCTTGTTGATGTGATGGGAACAGATAAGAGTATTGCTGAAGCTGCCAGAGTTAGCTTCGGAGATGGTACACGTTCAGTATCTGATGACAGAACTCTGATTCGTTACTTGATGCGTCACAGACACACAACCCCCTTCGAAATGTGTGAGATGAAATTCATTGTCCGTGTTCCAATGGACACATGGCGTCAATGGATTCGTCACAGAACAGCAAACGTAAACGAGTACTCAACACGGTACTCTCTGGCTATCGACCAGATTGCTAAGACTAAGCCCACAGAATGGCGTCTGCAGTCAACAGACAACAAACAGGGCAGTAACGGTTCACTGTCAGATGCTGATGGTAGAGAACTCTCTATCCGTGAGCAGGAACTACACGAGTTCTCTAAGGCAGTGTACTACGACAGAATCGATGCAGGCATAGCCAGAGAACAGGCACGTAAAGACTTACCACTGTCTACGTTCACTGAAGCTTATTGGAAGTGCGATCTACATAACATTTTCCATTTCCTACGTCTCAGAATGGATGCTCATGCTCAGAAGGAAATCAGAGAGTACGCTAACGTAATGAGTGAGTTCGTCAAAGAAGTATTCCCTATTGCATGGGAAGCCTTTGAAGACTATCAACTACATGCCGTACAACTAACAAGAATGGAAGTCGAAGTACTCAAAAACGTAAGCGATCACTTACAAACACATGGAGAAGTACCTTTCCTAAGTACAATCACAGCATTCACTGTTCAACAATTCCCAGACACCAGATCGAGAGAGTATAAGGAATGTCTCAACAAAATGAAAACACTCCTGTCATGTCAGTCCAACACGGAGGAGACCACTACAAAAAGTTAGCAATTCAGCCTGCAGAATACTGCCATAAGAACGGCATCGGTTTTCTTGCAGGCTCTGCTATTAAGTACGTAACTCGATACGGTTGTAAGAACGGTGCTGAAGATTTGAAGAAAGCAATCCACTTCCTTCAAATGCTACTACAAATGGATTATAGCATTTCTTCTTCAGTAAGTTACACCGATGGGAAGGCTCCCGAAAACAAACAGAGTAACACGAACTAGAGCCAGTAATACATGGACTGAGGCAGCATTCTTTGCTTTCCTACGCTCTGGTTTACGTCAACTCTCAATGAGATGGCCCCCTATACGGACAGTGTTATTCCGTGTACGTCGTCCATATAGTGGGCCTAATAAACGGCAGAAATGGGAATTCAAATGTGAGTGGTGCGGTAACTACTTTCCCAGAACTGGTGTTCAAGTTGACCATATCGAACCTTGCGGCAAACTAATGAAGATGGAAGACATTGGAGATTTCGCAAGGAAGTTATTCTGTGAAGAAGACGGATTACAGGTTTTATGTCGGGAATGTCATGACTGGAAAAGGTAATGGAATTCAAAAAGCCCCCTATCAACGTTTGGAATCCAATCCACAATGGTCTTTCTCTTTCAGCATTGGAATTATGGTTAGCCAACAAAGTAGCTTTCGAATTGAAATACTTCAGACAGCTTGAGCCTGTTGAAGAGTGGAATAAGAACACCCGTTACGGTAGTCTTGTTCAGGCAGGCATCGAAGGGTACATCAAAACATCAGAAATCAGAGGACTAAGTAAGTTCATTCAGAATGAGTTTGAACGACAAATCAAACAGCATCTTGAAGCAATCGATGATATTACATGGTGGTCACGATTAGCAGAACATACATGTAATGAATTCATTGTTCATTATGCTAAGGAACTGAAAGAATTCAACTTCACTAAGTCTGAAGCAAGGCATAAAGTAAAGATTGAGTTACCGTCAGGAAGAGAAATCTGCCTATCAGGTTACATTGACGGAGAGAACGAAACCTCCATCATGGAAAATAAATGTAGAGCAGATTGGAACCCGAAGAAAATAGCCGATGAAATTGACCTAAACCTACAGTACAACTACTATTGTATGCTCTGGTACGCTGAACATGATGCACTTCCTGAGTATGTCTGGTATCAGCACATTCGTCGTCCCGGTGGTTTTGGTTATCATGGTCCTAAGCAGAAAGTAAAGGAATCAAAAGAAGAGTATTTACAGCGTATCTGTGAGCACATTACAGATAATAGAGATGACTACTTCTACCGATTCGTAGGTAGACCTAAGATGGACACCTTCCTACGCTTTACACACAAGTGCCTATACCCTATATTAGAAGCATTCGTCGACTGGTATCTGTACATGATTCATCCTGACAGAAAAAATCAAATTAACAGGTATCATTGGATGACTCCCTACGGTCTCTACAACCCTTACCTAGAAGGAACAGATGAAAGATTTAGACAGTTTGCGTTAACAGGTTCAACAGTCGGTTTGTCACGAGTTATCAGGGATATATAATGCCTCCTACACCAAAAAAACCACTACGTCCAGCAGGTACAGGAATACCTGCAGGTACAGCGAAACCGAAACTACCTAATCCTTTCAGTGATAGCAGCACAGCTATTCCGGATGAAGGTAAGTTCATTATGATCTACTCTCCACCCGGAGAAGGTAAGACAACATTAGCGTCACAGTTCCCGTCACCAATGTTCATTATCACTCATGGAGAAACAGGTATCCATGCTGCTAAGAGAAAGGGAGTAGCGAATAGAGACATTCCTGTAATTGAGCTACCTGCTCTTTATGCTCAGTCAGAAATTCCGGTAGGTAAAGGTCACCCCGGATGGGATATGTGCGTCTCTAACACTGAGCGATTCGCTAAGGGAGGACATAGTTTCAGAACACTCGTTATTGACACCACGAGCGGTCTGGAAGCCTTATGTTTCCAGCATTGTGCTTCTCTTCAGTTTGAAGGTGACATGCAGAGCAGAGCACAGGATTGTTGGAATCATTATGCTAACGGTCCAAGAAAAGCTGCTGAATCTTATTGGCAGGGTGAATTCCTTACAGCATGTATTAACGCCGTAGGGAAAGGTTATAATGTAGTTCTTCTCGGACACTCAGCGTTACGTCTGCAGGCTAATCCTAACGGACCTGACTACAACGTTTTCAGTCCAGAACTGCAGAATAAGATTTTCATCTACACAAATAAAGTTCTGCATCACATGTGGTTTATGGGGCGTTATCAGGAATTCCAGACAGAGAAAGGTACTCGCAAAAGAACAGTAGTTAACTCAGAACGTTTCATCGGTGTTCAAACCGAAACATGGTATCAGGCTAAGAATTGGGATAACATTCAAGATCCTATCATCTGTGGTGCGTCTGCCGCAGAAACTTATACCAATCTCACTAAAATCATTCCTATCAATTGAGGTTAAACATGGCTGACAATAATCAGAGTCTCTTTGGTCTTATGCAGAAGAATGCACGTCTTCGAAAGAACATGCAGAAAGCTAAGACGACACAGGCTGCAAGAGAATTCAGTGGTCCTGATGGTGATTATCCTTGTCACTTCAAACGATTCGCAAGCTACGAAAAAGATAACGTACCTTGTGTAATCTTTGAATTTCGTACTACTGAGGATGCTGGTGAATTCGCTAATGAGAAGATTGTTAAATTCTTCAAGTTGGCAGACGGACCTATCAGAACAGCAGAAGAAGAACAGGCTCTGTTGTTCGAAACAATTCAGTTGATGGGTGTTAACACCGATCAGGACGAAAAGGATATCGAAGCTGAACTTAATGCACTTGGAACATCAGAGACAGTTATTGATGTTCGAGTGAAAACAACTGAATCGAAGAAGGATAAACGTAAGTACAAAAACTTCGATGTAGTTGGTGTCGCTGCAGAAGGACGTTCAGAACCTGAGTACATCGATTCATCATCTTCACCGATCAAAACAGAAGCAAATGAAGACGAATGGAATGAGGAACCAGAAGCACCAGCAGAAACGACAGAAGATGAATGGGGCGAAGAACCTGAGGCAGAAGCTGAAGAGGTACACCCTCCAAGTGCTTACATCGATTACACATGCTCCTATAAGGGAGCAGTTTGTACGATCGTAGCTGCTGACGATGAAACGATGACAGTGGTTATTCAGAATGCAAAGAGCAAGAAGAAGCTTGCCAACATTCCATTCGATGCACTTGAATGGCCTCACGCATTCTAACGAAGAATAGTTTCTTCTTCAGTATCAGTTGCTCACAAACCCCTGTAGAGATACAGGGGTTTTCTTTCCTACCAGAAAAAATCAATATGATCAGTTTAGACACAGAAACAACAGGGTTATGGTTTAAGCATGGTTGTCAAGTGTTTGCGGTAGGCATCTACGACGGAGAAACAGACTATACAGCAAACGTGTTAGTTGACCCATTAACCAGACAAAGGAAGAGAGACTTCAGACAGGGTACGTTGAAGAACATCAAAGATAAATTCTTTAATGCCGACCTAGTCTGTATGCACAACAGCAATTTCGATTTGAAAGGATTAGTAGACTTAGGAATCATTCATACCAGTGATCCCGGCAGACCTGAGTTCTGGGACAGAATCATGGATACAACCATTCTGTCACATCTTCACCACAACACAGATAAGCGTTCACTAAAAGAACTCTCACGGCAATATCTGGATGTGGATTACACAGAGGAAACAGAGCTAGACGATATTGTTAAAATGTGTAGGAACTATGTTCGTTCAAAGTTCCCACACTGGTGCATTGCTGAGAACACGCCAAGACACAAGACACTAATACCTGCTGGTAAGTCATCCAGTTGGTTCAAAATGGATATGTGGTTACCTGAGTTGCTGTTCGAGACAACACCAAAGCAGGCTCTACATGAGTACTTCAATCGAGATAAAAACAAACCATTCAACATTGATAAACTCAGAACAGTGTTGATTAACTACCTTAAAGCTGACTGTCGATACACCTATGAACTCGCAGAAACAATGATGGCTAATGTTCTGGATGTTCATGGAGACAAGACAGAAGAACTGTTAAACATCAATAACCAGATCAGGCACATCATCTGGAAGATGGAAAATACAGGTATTGTTCTTCACAGTAGAGAATTGAAAGATGCTGTTAACGTCTGTGAAGAGAGTATCAAAGCTTATCACAGCAAGTGTAGTGAGGTAAGTGGGTTAACTGACTTCACACCAAACAACTTGAAAGAACTTCTTTATCGTCAGTGGGAGATTCCATGCCCAAAGAAAACAAAGAAAGGTAATGAAAGCACTGACGCTAAAGTACTGATTGATCTGAAAACAGAATGTGATGAAAATGAATTCGCACAGGGCAGTGAGTTTTTAGCATATCTGATGGCTCTACGTAAGACAACAAAGAAGCTTGAGTATATCC